TGGTGGCGTATCGCTTGTTTTTTGTTCATTGGAGTCATACCAGTAATACTTTGTGCCAACTTGATAAGTTTGAGTCGTATCAAGATTGGCATTCCACTCGTCAATCGCTTCAAATTCGTTGTTATACTCCTTGACAATTGGCATTGGTGCTGTTGGTTGATTACCATTATTATTAAACTGAGAAAATATTACCTTAATACTATTAATATCCTGGAAATCAGTAGGCGTTGTAAATTTAAAAGGTTGTTTTACTCCTCGAATCATAGTTCTCACTCCTTTCCATCAAGAGAACAATGTTTTCTCTTATTAATTATTTCAATCATTGCTCGTCCTACTTCGCAATGAATATCTTATTATTTTTTGAATAATCTGCACAATACGCCAATTAACATTGAGCAAATCCCAATAATTATTGCACACCCAATAAATACTGGGGATGAGAGCCATGCCGGTTCAAGTATGCCCATACGGTCCAACATAACAAAGTTATGTATCATGAAAGCGAAACACCACAAAAACAACAAGCATGGCACAAACGCAAGCTTTTTATCTGCTTTTATAAGGAATCCAATGAGCACCAACAACACTGGCAACACAATGAATTTCGCAACCCATGCACAGTTGTGCTCAAATAAAAAGCGAGCAATTGGGTTCGCTTCAACATGAAGTCCAACAAGTTGTATGGCATACAATGTTTGTGCATAATCAACCATATGTAAGATAAATGTTGATATTAGCAAGATAATTGTTGGTAACATAATATACCTCCATTTGTAATTATAACATTTTTTCTACTTGTCCAATCCACTCATTAAATGTTAAAGTCTCTAATACCATTCCTTCTGCATACATTCTATTCTTGATTCCCATAATAATTTGAGTTTTCGCATCTTGCGGAATTTCATCGTGCAGATGTTTATACTTCAACCAGTACTCCTTAAATCGCTTTTCAGTTGCATAACGATAATCCTTATTTTCTTGGTTAAGCCACTCATCCTTATTCATGGTGAAATAAGCATCGTAAATCATACTGGTAGCATAGAACATTGCATCATCCTTCATTTTACGGTTTAAAAATTGCGTAATAAGAGCGTCGTTACTATCAAGCATGTTATTGTATGTCTTCAAGATATATTTAGGATCATGGCGGCAAACAGATGCGTCTCTCCAACGCCAAAGGTAAAATGATGTTTGAGAGTACTTTAATTCTTTGGCAAGTTTTTGACATAGACAGTTAAAGTAACTGTCTTCGTGGATTGTCAAACTGTCGTTCCATCTTATATTATTATCAATCAGATATTGTCTGCGATGGATTTTGCCGTGAACGAAAGTCGAGTCCATATCATGATTGATATAAATTGGTTCTTTTGTTTCTGGTATGCGAGATTCCTCAATGAATGCAGAAACCAGACTGTCAAAGCCTCCATTGTCTATTTCTCTGAATACAATATACAGACCGCATGCGTTGTAGAACATATCATCTGCGTCGCAGAACATTACATAGTCTGCTGTCGCATAATCAAGACAAGCATTGCGGGTAGCAGATACTCCTTTGTGTTCATGTAAGTGATATTCGATTAGGAACGAATATCTATTGAAGAGTTCTTGCGACAAATGCACATCGGTGCCATCATTAACTATAATAACACCAATGTCATTTTTAAGGTCTACATTCTGTTGAACTTCGATACTGTCGAGTAGTAGTTTAATTATCTCCTCAGTTTCTTTATATTGAGGAACAAGTAGTTGTAATTTCATTCTTTTGTCTCCTTTTAATATCCTTATTGTTTATTTTCCGAAGATGCGATTTGAGAAATACGACCATTGACTTGCGGCTTTATAAGATGCTACGAGCGATGTTGGTACGAAAATTGAACCCTTGGTTGACCAAATACCAGTATTAGAAAATGCGTTTGAGTTGCTTAATCTACATACAGAAGTATTGGTTAAATATATTGATATAAGACTTGAGCAACTGCGGAACGCATAGTTCCCAATATATGTGGCTACTGGAAAACTTACACTTGTAAGACTTCTGCAATCTTGGAACGCATAGGCTTCAATACTTGTGGCTACTGGAAAACTTACACTTGTAAGACTAGTACAAGAAGTAAACGCATAGCTCCCAATATATGTAACTTTTGGAAAACTTACACTTGTAAGACTTGAGCAACTGCGGAACGCATGGCTCCAAATACTTGTGACCACTGGAAAACTTACACTTGTAAGACTTCTGCAATCTTGGAACGCATAGTTCCCAATACTTGTAACTTTTGGAAAGCTTACACTTGTAAGACTTGAGCAACTGAAGAACGCATAGTTCCCAATATATGTGGCTACTGGAAAACTTACACTTGTAAGACTTGAGCAATATTGGAACGCATAGACTCCAATACTTGTGGCCACTGGAAAACTTACACTTGTAAGACTAGTACAAGAAGTAAACGCATAGCCCCCAATACTTGTAGCTTTTGGAAAACTTACACTTGTAAGACTTGAGCAACTGCGGAACGCATACTGCCCAATATTTGTAACTTTTGGAAAGCTTACACTTGTAAGACTTGAGTAACTGAAGAACGCATACTGCCCAATATTTGTAACCCTGTCATTGGTATAAGTCGTCAAAGTCCTTGTCACTAACCCGTCTTCCGCACTCGTATCTCCGCCACCTCCCGCACTCGCAGTACCAACCACTCCAAAAATACTCTTGCCACTTACGATATTACTTGCCACAAGATTCGCATCGCCTTTAACCGTAATGGCGCCACCAACATAAGTGTTTGCCGATACAGCAGTTTGATTTGTAGTTCCTGGTGTTATAGTAGTTGCCGCCTTAAATGCCAATTGGCTCGTGGCAGATTTTGTGCCAGCCGTAACATAACCAGCTGTTTGAGTCGCCGTTGCAGTAATAAGACCAGTAGAAGTGTTCACCGAAATAGAAGGTGTCGCTTGTGTTGCAGTCGTCACAGATTTTGTAGCATTTGTAGAATAGTAACCCGCTGGAACAGTTACAGTAGCACCGCTCGCAGTCAAGTTGCTAGAAGTTTTTGTAGCAATCGTACCAGTTACCTTTGAGCCTTTTACATAAGCAGTCTTGCCACTCAAAATGTCGCCCGAAGTCGCAGTAGCATCGGACGTATCCGCACCTCCCGCTTCTGGCAATTCATTGACTTTAGCAAGGAGGGCTTCAAGTTGTGTTGTGTTGTTGTTTAAATTTGACATTGATTAGCTCCTCCTTTTACGTCACGTCTCCGGAGTAGCATGTTATTGTACCACCGTCTGATAAAAACATAAACATGAATACTCCGAATCCAATGGATTGTCTTAAATAACTGCCAGAACAGTCTGTCATCATTTCTTGACGATAAGCTAATACTCCATTCAATGCATTGACGGTTTCTGTTGTACCAGCACCTACGGTTTGAATCTGTTGTGAACTATCCCAATAATACACCTCGCTGCTTGATTGATTATTGACTGTGACGCTAACAGTCGTAGCTCCGCCCCCACCACCTGCTTCAGGTAAGGAGGCTGCCACATCTTTTGCCGCATTTACTCTTGTAATAAGAGCGTCTAATGCTGTGTTATTTGTTTGTAATTGTGTTTTGTTAGACATAGTTGGTTACCTCCTTTACTCTATTGTGAATGTTAGTGTTACTGTAGAATTCGCACATTCTGAACCTAAAAAAACTTCTGAATTTTCAAAGTGTCCATAACGTACGTCGGGGTAGGTTTTCTCTTTAATCCAACTGGAAGCGCCATGCGAGAAATCACTTATAGATACAATAGAATTGCACAGAACATCTTCTAGTATTATAATATCATCAGTAGATGTAAACACGTAATTTTGGTATGGACTATCATCGTCTATCGTAGATACAAATAACGGCATACCATCTTTCAATTTTAAATACATAATTTCAAAAAATGTTTCGGTGTAAACACCATTATCAAAATATTCCTGACTACACTTAATTTGAACAGTGCATGTTTGTAATCCAGCACCTGAACCACCGACCTTTCCCGCCAGTTCTGTCTCGAGAGCAGTTACCGCAGACTCCAATGAAGCAAGTTTTGTAGTATACGTATTTGTTTCTTCTGAAACATCTTCTCCAGTACTAGCAACATTTACAGTTGCGGAAGCATAAGATTTTACATCGTGAGTGCCATTTGTTGTGATAGTTTTTGTACCACTTGGAATAATATAATTACTCGGTATCGCCGCAACAGTAACTGCTCCAGTAGTATAAACATTCTTAGCAACAGCAGTCTGACTACTAGTGCTTGGTGTAATAGTTTTTGCGGCTTGAGTAGTCATCTGCTTTGTACCAGTTTTGGTTCCAGCACTTACATAACCAGCAGTCTGGGTCGCTGAAGCGGTGATTTTACCATTGGCGTCGATACTAACACTTGGTGTTGCTTGGGTAGCAGTTGCCACGGACTTTGTTGCTTGTGAAGCATAGTATCCAGCAGGAACTGTTACAGTTGCACCAGAAGAAGTGAGATTTGATGATGTTTTAGTAGCAATTGTACCAGTGATAACATTACCGTCACCATCAATAGCTTCTTTACCGCTAAGGATATCTGCGGCAACAGCGGGGTTGTCAAGAGGAGGTAGTGTTGCTCCTCCCGCCTTGCCTTCAAGAGCGGTTGTAATTTGAGCAATCAGTTCTGCCTGTTCTGTAATCTCTG